CTTTCAACCGCTCCCATGCTGTTGCTTACTCTATGCTTAGTTATTATACTGCTTGGCTTAAGTCCTATTATCCTCTTGAGTTCATGTTTTCAATTCTTAAAAACGAAAATGACAAGGACGCAAGAACCGAATATTTAATTGAAGCTAAGCGACTAGGCCTAAGAATTCGCCTTCCACACATCAATGAATCAGAAATGTATTTTTCTTTAAAGGATAACGGAATTATATTCGGATTAGCTGAGGTAAAATTTATTTCAGACAGCATTGCAAATAAAATAATGGAAAGAAGACCGTATGAAAACTATTCAGACTTTATTGATAAAGCATCTAAAAAAGGTAGTGGTATTAATAGTAGGGCTATCTCTGCTCTCAATGCCATCGGTGGTGCGGCTTTTCCTGATAACCCGAGACAAGGTAGCGAAAAAGACAACTACTACGAGTATCTAGGTATACCCACATTTAATTTAGAGGGAATACCTCCGAGAATTAAAGCACAGGCTAGACCAATTGAAGAGTTTGATGACTTGGGATCCTTTGTAATGTTTGGTATGGTTAAATCAATTAAACGTGGAACTGGGTGGGCAAGAGTAGAGCTAGTAGATGAAACTGGATCAATTGGTTTATTCCATACTGAGCAAACACAAATTGAAACTGGGCAAATGTATTTCATCCTTGTAGGAGATAATAGAATTGCTCGCTACATAAAGGTTACTGAAATTGATCCTAAGCTGCCAGATATGTTTGTAGATTATCTTTATAGAAAAGAGTATGACTTAGAGGACGATGAGTATATTGTTGTTAATTTTACTCCTTATACAACCAAGGCTGGTAAAACAATGAGTCATATAGTATTATCAAACAAAGATAAAGAGTTAACACGAGTAATTGTTTTCCCAACAATGTACAAGATGTCTTTGGCAAAGATGCGTGAGGGAATGAAGTGCAAACCTGTCCTGTCTAAATTAGACGATGGAACATTAATGGTTAAGGAAATAAAATGATTGAGGTTAAATTGACTCATGACGAGGCAGAAAGACTTGAGTCTTTTGTTTCTGATCATATGCAAATGTGTTATAACGAGTTGTTTGATGAAGACAATAATCCAGAAGATTGGCAGCCCTATGACATATTTGATGGTTGCGAAACCTGTGAGTCTAGAGAACAATTGATGGCAACGTTTGATTGGCTTAGATCAAACGATAAAGTAGATATTTTTGTGGAGGAACAATGACAGATAATTTTCCAGTAGATTTAAATCTCTCACAGTTATTAGTTGCAATACTAGATACAGTTGGAAGCGTAGAAATACCAACAGTAAAATTTGTAAATGCATCTGGTGATAATAAAGAGATTGTAGTAGATTATGATGATGAAGTTCCATCATTTACATTTAAATTAAGGGATAAAGAAATAGATGAAGTCGTTTGAAATGGTAACTGATTATGGGCTAGATGCCCTATCAGCGATATTGCATGAAACAGCTGTAGAAAAAGGATTCTGGGATTCAGATATTGACTATAATGTTATAGGCAATAAGTTGGCCTTAGTTCATTCTGAAGTTACAGAAGTTCTAGAAGCAATTAGAAAAGATAAAGGTAGCGAAAATGTAGTAGAAGAAATGGCTGACATTTTAATTAGACTACTTGACCTGTATGCAGCAATGATGAATGAAGGTCTTATTGAGCATTCATTAGATGAGGTTTTAAATAATAAAATGAGTGTAAATAAAGATAGACCAAGACTTCACGGCAACCGTTTTTAATGATATACTAGTGGAAAGAAAGAGCTTAAATGACAATTTTAATAGATGATATATTAGCAAAGCTAGATCCAAAAACAAGAGCAAGAGTTCAATCAGCACAGAACGTTGTTGTTGAAAAACAATTGACTCCAAGTATTGGTCTAAACATGGCGCTTAGAGGTGGATTGGGATACGGAAGACAAGTCCTTGTGTGGGGTAATAAGTCCGCAGGAAAGTCTTCTTTCTGTCTACAAATGATTGCTATAGCACAAAAAGAAGGAAAGACTTGTGCATGGATTGATGCGGAAGCATCCTATGATCAGTCTTGGGCGGAAACGTTGGGAGTAGATTCTTCTTCTCTTATTTACTCTCAAGCTAAAACAGTTAATGATATGGTAGATGTTGGCGTTAAACTCATGGAGGCTGGTGTTGATTTAATTGTTGTAGATTCGATATCCGCTTTGCTACCAGGAATATATTTTGAAAAAGATGGAAATGAAATGAAAGATTTGCAAGACACTAAGCAAATCGGCGCAGAAGCAAAGGATATGACCCACGCAGTCAAGATGTTAAACTATGCAAACAAAAACACATTACTTGTTCTCATCTCACAGCAACGAAATCAATTTGGATCTATGCATGCTAGTCACATCCCCACAGGTGGCATGGCAGTCAAGTTCTTTTCTTCCACTGTCATTAAACTCTGGTCGTCTGAAGCTGAGGCGAATGCTATTAAGGCTGGGATTAAAGTTGGCGACAAAATCATTGAACAAAGAGTTGGACGACCAGTTAATTGGATTATTGATTACAACAAACTTGGTCCCCCAAATCTATCGGGACAGTACGACTTTTACTACCAAGGGGAAACTCTTGGTGTAGATCGTGTTGGAGAAACTTTAGATGTTGCAGAAATGTGTGGCATTGTTGAGAAAGGTGGAGCGTGGTATACAGTAAATGGAGAACGTTTTCAAGGACGTGCCAAGGCTGTCGCATATTTAAAAGAAAATCCAAGTGTTGTAGACAGCTTAGTTGGAGAAATAAATGCCAGATCTTAATGAATTTTTTACTAAGCCAGATAAAGAAATAGAGCATTATAACTTAGAAAAAATAAACGGGTTACGCCCATGCTCTAAGTGTGATGAAGATGTTTCAGGTGCTTTTTGGGACCCAGTTGATATGGTTATGTCATGGAGATGCTCAAAAGGTCATGAAACTATTTATAAGGTTGGCTGATGTCAGAAAGATCTGAAGTAAAACGTGATGGGGCAAAGGCTCAAAAAAACAGTGGTCGTGGAGAATATCAAAAAGGCGATGCACAGTGGAAGCAGTTCCTTGTAGACTATAAAGAAGCAGGTAAATCGTTTGCCCTAAACAAAGACAACTGGGCAAAGATTTGCACTGATACATTTAAAGTAAATAGAGATATGCATCCAGCATTAAAAATTATTATTGGCACGGAATCTAAGGTTCGCCTTGGAATTATTGAATGGGCAGTTCTAGAGGAACTGATCCAATTTTGGGAGGATAACCATGATTAAAGAAGTATTTTTAACTACATTAACAGGTATGGGTGTTGGTGCTGTATTTAGTATATTCAGGCTTCCAGTACCAGCCCCACCAGTATTTGCTGGCCTTATGGGAATATTTGGTTTATGGATGGGTTATGGTTTAGTGCAGAGGTTTCTTTCATGACGCAAGATAAAAATACTTTAGAGTTAATTAGTGATATTACAGAGTTTAATGATCTTCACGAGTTTATGAAAGACGAACACCTAGACAAAGCGTTGGCCATTGTTGTTAAAATATTAATGAATCCAGATGTTCCATCTGCAAAAGCGCCTATGCTTATTATGGAGCTTCAAGCAATGTCAACTAAGTTTGCTGTAATGTCATCAGTATATTCAACTATTGCCAAAGATAAAGCGGGAACGGTAAACAATAACAAGAAGAATGTTTATTACTCAGTAAAGGAGTCCATAGACAAACTTGTAGATGCACTTAAGTATGTCGTTAGGTATAATTCATAATGGTAGATGCTAGAGGAATTCCTTCACCATCCTGCCCATGTTGTGGGTCTACTTTACTAAGATTAACTGTTCAGTTTGACCCAGAGTCATACGAGATATCTGGATATTTATTAGATGATGCTGAATGCATGGAGTGTAAATGTTTGATTACCGCACCAACACCTTTAGATCATATTGGGTGGGTAGCTTAAATGGGTAGAGACATAGTAAAGAATCTTAAATTTAAAAAACATACGGGTAAATTCTTTGATCCAGAATTGTTTGCACAGTTACTTGATGAGTCGTACAGAAATACTAAACGGGCTGACGGTGACATGACAAAGAAATCATTTAGCCCTAGCTCTTTAGGATATGGTCATGGAAAATGCCCAAGATATTGGTATATGGCATTTAGTGGAGCAATGTTTATAGATGATAACGATGCAGTTGCTGTTGCTAACATGGCTCAAGGAACACAGGCACATGAAAGACTACAGAATTTAATTAAGACAATGCCTCAATGGAGAGCAGAAGAAGAAGAGATTATTAATGAATATCCTCCAATCAGAGGATTTATTGACCTTATTATGGAGTACGATGGCGAGACAGTCATTGGAGAAATTAAGACGGCTAAGCAAGAAGTGTGGGATACAAGACAGTCAGAAATGAAGTCTTCACCTAATCACATGCTTCAGTTGCTTACATATATGAAGTTAAAGAATGCCAAAGAGGGATTCTTCCTTTATGAGAATAAGAATACTCAAGAGCTATTGGTTATCCCTATTTCAATGAATGAAAAGAATACTAAAATAATTGAGGACACATTTATTTGGATGCAAGAGGTGTGGGATAATTTTAAAGATGGCGATCTTCCAATGAGGCCTGCTGGAGCCACCAAATCAAAGATGCCTTGCACATATTGCCCAATTAAAAAACAGTGTTATAGTAAAGAAACCCCTGTTGGAACAGTGCAAATTGAGTTATATGAGATGCCGTCTATATGATCTGTAACAACAAGGAATGCAACAAAGACTTTGACGCCAAAACCCATAATCAAAAATATTGTTCAGATGAGTGTTGCAGGATTGCAACAAACAAGCGTATAATGGAAAAGTATTACGAAAAGAAGGCTATTAGAAATGGTGCATTTAGGGCATGCTCAAAATGTAAAACTAAGTTGAGCAGGTATAATCAATCTATTATATGCTCATCTTGTGAAAAGAAAATTAATATTAGTAATAAGAAAAAACTGATTGGAATGATAGATGAAGTTAGCTGATCTGGTTAAGACAAAGGCCCACAGGGTGCTTGGCATAGACGCCTCAACTACCTCAATTGCTTTCTGCCTAATGGAAAACGATAAGCCTTTAAAATGGGGCAAGATAGATTTAGTTGGCATGGATATATATGAAAAGATATACGATGCTAAAAAAAAGATGTCCCTAATGCTTGATGAGCTTAAATCAGATTATATAGTTGTAGAGGGTGCCATACTTGTTAGATCACCAGATGCTGTGATAAAATTATCATATGTATATGGCGTTGTTATTGCTGAGCTAATGTCTACTGGGGCTAAGGTTATTACTATATCGCCGTCTTCTTGGCAGGCATACATAAAGAACAGTAACCCCACAAAGGCGGAAAAGGAAGCAATAAGATTAAAGCACCCAGGGTATGCTGACTCATGGTATAAGAATCAAATTCGTAATATGAGAAAACAAAGAACCGTAGACTATTTTAATACCAAATATGGGCTATCGTTAACAGACTTTGACGTAGCAGATTCATTTGGTATTGCACATTATGCAAATAAGGTGTTGACAGAGCGATGAAATTATATCAAAGTAAAGAGTGGCTATTTAGAAGATACCTTATTCAAAAGAAAACAGTTACAGAAATAGCAAAAGAATGCAATGTCTCTGCTATGACCATACAGAGATACCTAGACCAGTTTGGACTAATTAAAAAAAGATGAGTATTGAAAAGATTATTTGGCAAACCTATGAAACTTCTTACGACGACCTTCCTGACTATGCAAAAGAAAGCGTGGGTACATGGAAATATCAAAATCCTGAATGGCAGCATGGATATATGAGTGGTCCAGATAGAGAGTCTTTCTTTAAAGAAAATTTTTCTGATGAAGTATACAATACATATATTAATTTGCCTTTAGGTGTAATGAAGGCTGGTTTGTGGAGATTTGCTATTCTTTATATTAATGGTGGAGTTTATGCAGATATGGATACTCATTGCAAAGCACCAATTTCAGACTGGCTAAGCGATGAAAATGATGTGTTGCTAGACATTGAAAGAGACACCCCATGGCTTGCTACACAAGTAATTGCATCTAAGTCTGGTAGTCCAGTGATGAAAGCCGCAATAGATTTATGTGTGGAAAGATGTGCAGACGGAATAGTTAAGCATAATCACATGGTTCATTATTATACCGATGTTCAAATGTTTACTGATGCAATTTATAAAGAGCTGGGAGTAAATCCATACGAAAAGCCTTTAACGGAATGGGCACCAGAGCTTATGGAAATGGATTGGTTAAAAAATAATAACGTAAAAATATTAAACGGAGAAGAAGCAAGACGCCTGCTTGATAGAGATGTTGTTCATTTATATTGGGGCGACGACAGAGAAGCTGGTTGGATTGCATGGAAAAAGGATCCAATGGTAAATGAATCGTATCCTGATGGATTTAATCCTCATGAATGGAAAGAATAATGTCTACCATAGGAATTTTACCAGCATCTGGTAAAGCAGCTAGAATTGGCGGCATACCAAAATTTTGTTTACCAATATCTGATGAAAGATCTTTGTTGCAATGGCATGTTGAACAAATGCTAGAGGTTTGTGATGAAGTTAGAATTTCTACAAGAGCCGAGTGGGTTCCTATTATTCAAAATATGGACATGAATATTAAACTAATTGTTCGTGAGCCATCAACCATGTCAGATGCAGTAAAGTTTATGGTTGGAGACTATAACGATACGGTTTTAGTTGGAATGCCAGATACATATATACATGCATGTCAAAAAAATATATATAAGGAAATGATGTCCTCACCAGGAGATCTTGTTCTTGGAACATGGGATTGCAGTGAAGATCTAAAGGGAAGGGTGGGTCAAGTATTGTTATCTGGAGATAAAGTTCTTTCCTCTATGGACAAGACTTTTTCTTGTGAATATCCTCAGATGTGGGGTACTATGCTATTCCGTAAAAATTTGATAAGATACATAGATCCTAGCTTGGAGCACCCAGGAAAACAAATACAAGAGTGGCTTGATATGAATTTAGATGTTAGGGCGGTAAGGCCAGGTGGAAAGTATATGGATATAGGAACACTAAAAGGTCTTAAACAATTATATAAGGAGATGGAATAATGGGATTTACATCATATCCAAATAAAGAAAACGGTTACCAAATGTGGGTAACAGACTTACAGTTAATGGCAACAGACGCTCCTTCAGGACATAAGATAATTGTAGAGTGTCTTGAGATGGCAGAAATGCTAATTAATAAAAATATATCGTACGGAGACTCAGCATTAAGTCCTATTCGTATATTTTCTCAGGCGGATAACCAAGAGCAAATTAAAATTCGTATTGATGATAAGATAAATCGTATTAAGAATGGCTCAGGCTTTGCAGGAGATAATGATATTGACGATATGATTGGTTATTTAATCTTACTTAAAATTGCTAAGAAACTTGCTATTTCAGTCGACTAGAAGTATAATGAGGTAATATGGAAATTGAATTAGCAGATCATTATGATCGCATGAATAAGGTTGTTGAGGAATTACTCAAGGGCAATAGCCCAACACAGATTGCCACAATTACTGGCTTTAAAAGGGCAGAGGTTGTAGATCTAATAGACAACTGGAAGTCTGTTGTTCACAACGACACTTCATCAAGAGATCGTGCTAAGGAAGCTATTTCTGGAGCAGACCAACACTATGCCATGCTTATTAAAGAGGCCTGGAAAACCGTAGAAGATGCGGATCTATCTGGCCAATTAAATGTTAAGGCAAATGCACTTAAGTTAATTTCAGACATTGAAACAAAGAGAATTGGAATGCTTCAGCAGGTTGGTTTGCTAGACAACGCCGAGCTTGCAACACAGATTGCAGACACAGAAAGAAAGCAAGACATCCTGGTTAAAATATTAAAAGAAGTTACTTCAATATGCCCTAAATGTAAAATGGAGGTAGCTAAGAGATTATCTCAAATCACAGGAATTGTTGAGTCTGTTGTGATTGAGGATGCCGATGTCGTTTAATTTTTCAGATTTAATTGACATCTTGGATGGCGAAGAGTTTGACGAAAAGCCAGTAGATCTTAAAACATTTGTAAACAGCCCAGAATATTTGGGGCTTCCGCCATTATCAGAATTTCAGTATACTTTAATTGAAAAAAGTTCTCAGATTTATAAAGAAGCAACTCTTATTAAATTGTTTGGCGAGGACGAAGGAAGAATTATAGCTAAGCAAACCGCTAATGAAGTTGTTGCACAATTAGGTAAAGGATCTGGAAAAGACTACTGTTCCACAATTGCTGTTGCTTACATTGTATATTTGTTGTTGTGTTTAAAAGATCCTGCAACTTATTATGGAAAGCCACCAGGCGACTCTATTGATATTATCAACATTGCTATTAACTCACAACAAGCAAACAATGTTTTTTTTAAAGGCTTTAAGACAAGAATTGATAGGTCACCTTGGTTTGCTGGAAAGTATAATGCAAAGGCCTCTGAGATACAGTTTGATAAAGCCATTACAGTTCACTCTGGCCACTCTGAGCGTGAAGCGTGGGAGGGATACAACGTTATCGTTGTTATCCTTGATGAAATTTCGGGATTTAGTATTGAAAATACCACGGGACACGAGCAGGCTAAAACTGGTAGCGCAATATACGACATGTATAGAGCATCAGTAGACTCACGTTTCCCAGATTTTGGTAAGGTTATCTTGCTTTCTTTCCCAAGATATAAAAATGATTATATTCAACAAAGATATGACGCTGTCGTTGCAGAAAAAGAAACTATTGTAAGAACTCACAAATTTAAAATGTATGAGGACATACCTGATGGAACAGACGGAAATGAGTTTGAAATCCAATGGGAAGAAGATAATATTATTTCCTATAAAATTCCTAAGGTATATGCTCTTAAAAGACCTACATGGGAAATTAATCCAGTAAGAACAATTGATGATTTTAAAACAGCTTTTTATACAAACCCTACAGACGCTCTATCAAGATTTGCCTGTATGCCGCCAGAATCTATTGATGCATTTTTTAAATCAAGAGAAAAAATTGAAAAGGCATTTAGCATAGGAGCACAGGCTGTTGATAAGTTTGGAAGACTTGAAGAGTGGTTTACTCCAGATCCAGATAAAGTTTATTTTATTCACGTAGACTTAGCGCAGAAACATGACCACTGTGCAGTAGCAATGTCTCATGTTCAAAAGTGGGTTAATGTAAAAGTTACAGATACCTATTCTCAACCAGCTCCTATTATTGAAGTAGATGCAGTTAGGTACTGGACCCCAACAAAAGATAAGTCTGTTGATTTTACTGAAGTTAAAGACTATATACTTTCTTTAAGATCTAGAGGATTTAACATAAAGGTGTGCACGTTTGACCGATGGAACTCGCATGACATGATGCAACAATTAAAACAATACGGAGTAAACACCGAAATATTGTCTGTTGCAAAAAAACATTATGACGACATGGCTATGATTGTTGCAGAGGAAAGAGTCATTGGCCCACACATACCGCTTCTTGTGGACGAATTATTGCAACTAAGAATTATGAGAGATAGAGTTGATCACCCAAGAAAAGGGTCTAAAGACTTAGCTGATGCTGTATGTGGATCTATATTTAACGCTATCAGCAAAACAAGATTTACAAGTAATGAAGAAATAAATATACATACGTATGAGTCAATGAGCTTTGAGCAGGATTTTAAAAGAGACGAAGATGAAACGGTTATGAATATGATTAGAGCACCAAGAATGCCAAATGACTTGGCGGAAGCGATAGAAGGAATGACAATACTATGAGCATATATCAAGAAAAAGCTAAAGAATGTAAATGCTGTGGAAAGCATGTTCCCCTGCCAACAGTACTTAAAGAGTATAACGAGGTAATGCTTTGCCCTACTACATTTGCCAATGTTACAGAGTATAAAAGACTATGGAAAGTGCTTGGTTCTAGGCCATCTGGAAATATAAGAAAACACTTTTCTGATTATGTTCAGCAATTAGTTGAAACCAGCATAGACAAAAATGAAGACGGTACGCTATAATATGAATATGGAGCCAGAAGATTCAGAAATGCTAGACTATTACATACAAATAGGTGCAATTGAAATTGCTGGAATTGCAGAAGACGGGGAGTTTATATTTGGAATAACAGATCTTGCAAAAGAATTGGCTCCAGATTTATGGCAAGCTCATCAAGATCACGTAGACAGCTCACTACTTGAATTATATGAAATGGGTTTAGTAAACGTAACCTATGATGAAAGCTTAAAGCCAATATTTGAATTAACTGAAGAAGGAAAGATAGTTTCAAAACAATTCGGGCTTATCCAAATAGATAATCCAGATATACCAAACAACTAGGAGAACACAATGCCTTGGCAAATTAAACAAAATGCAGCAGGATGCAGCGGATACGCTGTAGTTAAAGAAGATACTGGTGAGCTAGTGGGATGTCATGCTGGAAGAACTGCAGCAGAAGCACAACTAAGAGCGCTATATGCATCAGAGTCTAATGACAAAAATATGGAAGATAAAAAGAAAAAGATTTTTTAATTAGGTTTACCTCTATAGCTCAGCAGAAGAGCAAATCGTTTCTACCGATCAGGCCGTGGGTGCAATTCCTACTAGGGGTACGTTGCGGATGTTGCATATTGGTAGTGCCTCTGCCTTCCAAGCAGAAGGGGTGAGTTCGATTCTCATCGTCCGCTCAAAAAAATGATATAATAGTACTAGGTCGCTCATTTGAGGGCCTATAAAATAAATTATTCGCTTGAAGGAGGAATAACATGGTTAACACAACATTTACACTGGATCTTTTTAAGGATCCATTTTTTATTGGTTGGGATCGCCAATTTAAAGATCTCGAAAAGGTAATGCATAATTCAACAAGCTACCCGCCGTATAATTTGGTTGAGGTAAGTGAAGATACATACATGATTGAGTTAGCGTTAGCTGGCTTTAAAAAAGAAGATATTAAAATTGAGCAGGAAAAGAATATTCTGACAATTAAGGGTTCTTCAGAAGAAGATTCATCTAAGTATATTCATAAAGGAATTGGCGCCAGATCATTTGCCAGAACATTTTCTTTGTCTGAATATATGGATGTTACGGCAGTTGTAATGGAAAATGGTGTTCTAAGGGTGCTTGTAGTTAGAAGTGTACCTGAAGAAGCAAAGCCAAAAACATTTGAAATACTTGATTCTTTTACACCAGAGGAAAAGGTATTCGCCCCGTCGTTACGTAAAAAGAAGAAAGAAATAGTATAATATAAATCTGCACCCCGTCACTGGGGAGTCGCAGACGACGGGTCGCTACCCGTAGGATGGACCTGAGCATGTCTATAAACTGCTCATTAATATTAAGGAGAATCATGTTTGAGTATTATGTAAA